GTCTCGCTCACATAGATCTCGAGCGGGGAGACGGCTATAGCCTGCGCGGCCACTGCCGCGGTGAATGTCTTTATCATGCTGCCTCCTTATGAGCTGGCGGGCCATGCGGACTGGCACAGATACGAGAAAGTCAGATTCAGAGCCCAGAGATTATCCGCTGCCGCCGATGTATGCAGTTCAACCTCGCCCGTTATCTTGGCGTATATGATGGTCTCCGTATTCGTGGTCAGTTCCCCCGTGGTCGGCTTCATCCATCTGGTGGAGCTTGAATAACTCGCATACAGAGGCCGGAATCCTTCGGGGATGATTGCCCCCAGGTTCGTCACGCCGGCGGCAATAGGCCCCAGATACATGAGCGTCGCCTGCACCGTGCGCCCTATGCGCCGCAGGTAGAGATAACGGTTCGTGCCGATAGTGACCGTGGTCTGGGCGAAATACTCAGTCATGATCTCGTATCCGTTCGAGCGGACGCGGCCCTTCTGCCCGGGCTGTCCGGTTCCGCCGGGGTTGCCGAGGAAAACGTCGTTGCCAGCGAGCCAGACCGTGCCCTTCGGGACGGACGGGTCGAGGATGAGGCGCAGGTAGGGCATGGGGTTTGAATCGTAGTAGTCCTGGTAGTCCGTCATGTTGATGCCCATGATCATCTCGCGGGTTCCCTCGAAGTCGTGCGTGATGTCCGCCCTAAGCTGCGTCTGCATCCCGTGTGTGCCGATCACGCCTGCGCGGAGCCTCATCGCGCTCTCGAGCAGGTCTACCTCTTCCGCCGTGAACGCAGCCAGAATCGTGTCACCGTCACGGATCTGCATTCCGTCAGCGGTGAGCAGCAGGTTCTTTCCGGTCGCGCCTTCCGCGGTCTCGGCCACGTGGGCGCCCTCGCTGTCATGCCAGAAGTACTGCTCCTGGGTCTCGATGGCCGTCTTGGCCTGCGCGGCTGTGGTCTGCGCCGACGCCGCCTTTGTGTCCGCCACTTTGGCCGCCTCCCGGGCGTTATAAGCCGCGAGCGATGCCGCCCGGGCCGCCGTCCGTGCAACGACGTCAACCGGGACGGAGCTCGCTGCAGTGTTGGAAATGGTCGCCGCGTACTCCGTGAAATTGTCGAATGTCGTCTTGTTCTGCTCCGGCTGTGTCACGCTCCACTTCTGCTGCGAGACTCGCGCTGCCAGATAGAGCGGGGGTTGGAACTCCTCGTCCTTAATGATGACGGTGTCTCCGACGTTCAGCGCGTCGTAGCCGTCCACCTCGTAGCTGACGGCCGGCTGACTTATGACCTTAAGCCGCCCGAGCATATAGCCGTACAAGGCTTCTGCGGTCTCGTAGTCCGTCGCCTGCCCGGGGCTGTACTGAATGTAGCCGCCGTCCTCTGAGATGGAGGAGGGGTACCTGTCCCGCGCCTGCTTGGCGTAGAGGATGGGCGAGCCTGCCTCCGTAAAGTAGAGCACCTCGCCGTCGGAGTCGGTCACCGTCCGGGCGATGTCGGAAATGGTGATGCCGTCCTTGCCTGTGGCGTAGATGGAGGTATAAAGCCCTGTTATATCTGAGGTCTTCCGGACACCACGGACATTGACGCCGTACTGCATCACGATATCCTGCCGATCCTCGCCGATGCCCTGGTGCGTCTCGTCGTGCTGGGCGTATACGTTGACCTCAATGCGCTCCAGCGTGTAGTCCGCCCGAAGGATGGGCAGGAACTCAATCTCCGCGGAGAAGACCGTGGCGAGGGAGTACAGGCGGGCGAGCAGGGTGCTCGTGCCGTCCCAGGTGTGCTTGATGGCCACGCCGTCGACCTCGTTCCGGTTGATGGTGAGGTAGTCATCGTCGCAGAAGATGGCGAGGTACTGCGCGAAGGTCATGGCGGTCTGGGCCTCATAAGCCGGGCTCTGCTCGTTGATAAGGTCGAGGCAGAGCGAGTAGGCCGTGACGTCGATGGTGTGCTCGGACGGCGCCGCCTTGACGATGGTGTAGTATCTGTCCTTGTCCTGGTACACGAAGGCGATCTTGTTGCCCTCCACCAGGTACTGACTATCCGGATGCCCAGCGGGTGCGGTGAAGGTGAAGACCCCCGCCGCGCCCTCCAGGTAGTCCGTGAAGCTGTCCTTGAAGTAGTGCAGACCGTTCTCGGTGCTGTTGTCCAGATGCCCCACGCAGCGGTTGTCCGCGCTGAGTATGGCCATCCTTATGTTGTTAATACTCATAGCCACGCCTCTCTCATTATCGCCTTGACGGTGACGCCCTGGTCAGCCCAGAGCGAGTTCGTGACGGTTATCTGATTCATGCCGGGCTGCGCCGGGAAGTACTCGGAGCCGATGATCTCGTCATCCGCGTCCGGCTGCCCGTTGAGATACATCCGGCCTTCTGAGCCGTTCACCTCCATGAGGTCGCCGGGCTGGTACCGGTTCGGGATGTCCACATATCTTTCCACATAATCCTTGCGGAAGGAGAAGTCCCGGATGCCCATGAAGCTCATTTGCTCGGTGAGGGCGTGCCACTGGCCGAAGCACACGGTCGCCTTCGTCACCTTCGTCGTGGCCACGCTCGGTACCTCGAAGGTCGTCGAGAAGGGCCCGTAGGCGATATAAATGGTGCTCCCGCTCTTCCGGATGACGATCCGGCAGTTCTTGCCGCGCCCGGAGGGGCCCTCGTAGAGCGTGTTTGTGGCGAACTGTTTTGTCTGGCCGCCTGCGCCCATGTAGACGGTCGCGTTGGTGCTCGTCCGCACGTTGGTGACTATATGCACATAGGCGAGCATCGTGCTGCCTGCGGTCACGCTGACGCGCATGACGCCGGTCTTCGGGGCCGTTCCCTCGAAGATGCCCACGCAGGACAGCTCGAAGTTGGCCGCCCCGGTCTCGCTCTGAGAGTCCGGAGGGATGGTCACGGTCTTCAGCGCCACGCCCCAGCCGCCGCTGTTGTTAATAAGGCTCCGAGGCGCGAGCCAGTCGCCAGGCGCAAGGCTCCAGTCGGTCGTGTGCGTGCAGGTGGCCACCTGGGTGAAGTCGGAGTTGCCGGCGAGGTCAGTGTCGCTGATTGTGAGCTGTGAATTGTTAAAGAAGTCCGCGCCGTTAAGCGTGAAGAGGACTTCAGACTCCTCCACCATGCCGCCGTCTACCTCGTCGGCGTAGCCGAACTGCAAGCTCTTCGCTCCGTCGGAAAATCCGACGAAGCCGTTCTCGCTGTTCATCAGCACCTCATAGGTCACGGGTGCCGGGATGTTCCCTGAATTGTAAAGCTGCAGCACCTGGCTGCCGCTCTCGTAGAGTTCGCCGTATACCTCAACCGGATAGAGCGCCCGCTTCCGGGGGTCGGGGCAGGTGAAGATCATCTCGCCCACCACCCGGTCAGAGCCCGGTTCCGGCTGCGTGATGGCCGTCAGAGTGCCGGTGAAGTATTTGTCCGCCTCGTCATTAAAGACGAGCCGTGCGGCCTCCTCGTGCGCCACACGCTGCAGCTCGTTGAAGGCCTCCCGGAACCGCTCCGGGGAATCCGCCAGGAGCGCGAAGCCCACGGTGATGGTGCGCTCCGGGAACCGGCTGTACAGCGGTGAGGAGCCGTAGAGGGCGCCCATCTGCTGCGTGGTAAGTGTCCGCGGCAGCAGCTCCCGCCCGGAGACGTAGAGCGTCCGGAACTCCGGCAGCTGCCGGTCGAGCCAGACGCCGTTGATCTGCAGAGCCTCCGCCGGTAAGGGTTCCGGCGTGAGGTCTGTCGCTATTGTCGTGTCATGGAAGTCGTACATGCTCATGATGCCCGCTCTCCTTTCCGCAGGGCCGCGAAGATGGCCTGCTGGTTTTGCTCCTCGGTTATGTAAGGCGTGCCGGCCTTGGCCAGCTCTCGCCCGTCAAGCTGCACGGATGTCTGCACCACGATGGGCCGGGAATCCAGTGCCGCCGCCAGCTCCTGCATTCCGGAACCGCCGGTGTGTCTCCATGCAGCCGCGGCGCCCTTGTAGGAGCCCGTGACGCTCTCCGGGAAGCGGATATACTGCGCCACGTTGGCCATGTCCGTGGCGGCGGTGGCGACCAGCTTCTGGGTCTTCTCGATGCCCTGGGCGAAGCCCTCGCCGATGTAGCCGCCGAGCTTGGCCATAAGCTTCGAGGGGCTGTGCATGGCGTTCTCGGCTCTTATGACGCTGTTCGGGATGTTCGCCAGGCGCATCGATGCCTGCTCGACTAAGTAGGCATACTTATCAATGCCGCCCGCCATGCCGGCGTCGATGTCATGGCCTATACTCGCCCAGTCTGTGTTCTGGACGCGTGTTCTCAGGCTGTCCTCCGTCCGTGTGACGAGGTTGAGCACCGACGGATCGATGTCCGCGATGTCGAAGGCCTTCAGCAGCGCCTGGGTGGCCGTGTCGCCGCCCTGGGCGTATGTGGTGGCCAGGTTGGCCAGTTCGGTGTCGGATGCCGTGGCCAGTGCCCGCACGTATCCGGCGCCTTCCGGGCCGATGTTCGCGAGCTGGTCGAGCAATGCCTGGTCGAGGTTCATGCCCTCGAACCTGCTCCGCAGGGATTCCATGTCAGCGCCCCACTGGGAGATTACCGCCTGATTCTTGTCCAGGTTGGCCTGCATCTGGGCTACGCTCATCTCCACGTCATTCGAGAGGGCGCTGAAGAGGTTCTGCGCCTCCTCCTTATAGCCCGTCCAGATGCCGCGCAGCTCCTCCACGGTCTGCTGGTTCTCCTCGGTGAGCATATCCATTGTGAGCGTGTTGTTGGCCAGAGCGGCATTGAGGGCCGCCTGCTGATTTGCGTAGGCCGTGAGGACTGCCTCCTCGTACTCGGCCTGCATGGCTCTCTTCTGGTCGTATAAGCTCTGCAGCTCCGCCGTGGCGGCCGCTTCGGTATTCGTGTAATCGTCTACCGCCTGCTGAGCGTTCTTCGCGGCCTCGGCTGCGGCGTAGTAGTACTCGCCGTACATCCCAGACCCCTGGGCCGCCTGGGCCTCCAGTCGGTAGGCCTCCTGCGCTCTCTCATTCTCCGCGATTGCTGCGGACAGATGCGTCCGGGCATCGGTCTGTGCGTCTACCGCATCGGAGATGGCCTCCTCGATGGCTGTCATCTTCTTCTCGCTCTGGGACAGCCGGATCTTCGACCTTATCAGGTCATTGCCCTCTGAGAGCCGGTCGTTCTCCATGTCATAAGAGGCGTTAAGGTCGGGGTAGATGGCATTAAGCTCGGAGACGATGTCCGCGAGCTCCCGCTTCTCCGCCGCGCTCCGGAAGGTCTGACTCGTCAGCTTGTCATATCTCGAGACGAGCTCGTCCACCCTGCCGCTCTCCGTGCTGAGGGTCGCGAGGGTGTCCCGGTGCTCCTGCGCGAGCTTCTGATAGCTGTCAGCGGTCGCTGCAGCGGTCTCCGCCATCTCCTTATTGGCCGCGAAGGATTCCGTGCTCCAGATGGCCTCCTGTGCGGCGTGGCGAAGCGCCAGGAACGCACTCACAAGGCCCGCCACGGCCCCGACGAACATCCCTATAGGATTCGTTTCAAAGGCCGCCATGAGGCCGTTGACGGAGTTCTTGACCTTATCCATGATGGCCCGCACGCTTTCCATGACGGCGGGGACAATCTTAAATGCCAGGAACCCCGCCAGAACAGTCGAGAGTGCCGCCTTGATGGCCGGGAAATAAGGCTTGATCGCCTTGTATGCCTTTGCGCCTGCGTCCACCATCTTGCCGATGGTCTGGGCGATCTTCGTGAAGGCCTTGCTCACGGCCTCTCGCGCCTTGTCGACCATGCCCGCCATCGTGGGCAGATTGTTCTTCTCGAGTGCTCTGTCGACCTCCGTGAGGCTGTCAGCGACGCCCCGGACGATTGCATTGCCGAGGTTCTGCATCGCCGTCTGCAGGCCGCCTGTGGCCGTCTTGGCGAGCTCTGCAAAGCCCACGAAGTCGTCGGTTGCCTGGTTAAGGTCGACGATACGGTCGGCGAACTGCTCGAAGGTGATGGAGCCGTCCTGCAGTGCTGCATAGAGGTCATTCTTGGCGCTTGCCCCGGCGTAACCGAAGGACTCGGCCACCTTGTCCAGCGCGAGCGGCATGGTCTCCAGGAGCGTCCGCCAGGACTGCATATCCACGCGGCCTGCTGCCAGCATCTGGTTGAACTGCTGCATGCCTCGGGAGGCATCCGCAGCTCCGGAGCCGCTGGCGTAGAAAGCGTTGTTCATGGCGATGGCGATGTCGGTCGCCTTGTCCATGTCCTTGGTCATGAAGGCGATGTTCCGGGCGCTGGCCACCATCTCGTCGATGGTTGTCGGCAGCGCCTCGATGGCGGTCTGCATCTTGTCGACGTTCTCCGCCACGTTCTCCGCCGAGAAGCCCATCTGCTCCATGATCTTCGGGAAGTTCCGCATGGTGTCCATCTGCTGGACTGCGGCCCGCGTGCTGCTCGCGATGGCGGTCATCCCTGCCTGTACGACACGCTGCACGACGGAGAACACCGCCGAGAATCCGGAGAGTGAATGCTGCGACTGTTCGCCCGCTTCCGTCAGGTCGCGGACGCGCTGCGCCGCTTCTTCAAAGCTCTGGTTAAAACTGCCGGCGCCTTCCGCCGATAGTCTTACACTAATGTTGTCAGCCGTTGTTCTCTCCTCCTTTCTTGCTGTTGTGATACTCGGCCAGCCGTGCCAGTCGAGACGCCCGTGCCGCTGTCTCTCCCCTGCCGATGGTTGTCTGTTTCCTTATGTCCGCCTCGGCCTTCTCCTTGTCGAAGAATTGCCCGAAGCGTTTGTATTTTCGCCGCCGGTTCTTGCCGCTGCCCTCGGTGCTGTCGACTACGACTCCGAGCCAGGCGGCAATGTGGAGCTCCTCCAGCTCGTCGAGCTCCCGGAGCGAGTGTCCGATGCTCAGTAGCCGGAACTCCCGGGGGGTCAGCTCCTCAATGGCGGTTATAGCCGTCATTCCGAATTGTCTTATGCCACGAAGGATGCGCTCCTCCAGCTCCTCGTCGGTCAGTCGGCCTGTTTGGCCTTCTCCATGTCCGCGAAGATCTGCAGCAGCTTGACGGTCTTGAGCTTCGTAGCATTCTGCTTTTTTAGCTCGTCCAGCACCTCCTGCATAAGTGCCTCCACGTCCTCGTGGTCTTCCACGTAGGCGTTGACATCGTCCTCCTTCGGGCGGCCCTTCTCCGTGCAGGTGCCGAGGTAAAGCACCTTCGCAAGGGCGGCCACGTCGCCGTCCAGAAGCCGGGGCAGGGCGTAAGTAATGCCGCCGCCGTACTGCGCCTGGGCGCCGGCGAATGCCTTGTCGAGCTCGTTGACGAAGCGGATGCCGAAGCGGATCTCGTGTTCTTTGCCGTTAATGTTAATCGTCATCCTGTCTGCCTCCTTTGTCGTGCAGATTCAAAAAAAGCGCGGCGGTTATCACAGCCGCCGCGCCTGGTGTGTAGATTGGTATTACTGAGTCGCTACGGTCGCGTCTGCGAAGACGTAGTCGGCCTCCTCCACGATGCTGGAGGGCACGGTGACGTCGCCGTCGGCGCCCTTGCCGTTCATGGTGAACTCCAGATCGTAGTTGGCCCATTCCTCCGCGGTGGAGTTGAGGGTCAGGCCGGTGATGTAGCCCTGGTAGTAGGTGCCCTTATACTTGCCGGATGTGGTTCCGGGCTCGTCCAGATTGGCCTCCCAGATTTCCAGCATCTCGGAGTTGAGCAGGGCTGCCTTCAGCTTGTCGACCAGCTCGTCGCCCTTCTTCACATAAGCGGAAGCGCTCAGCGTGATTTCCGGGGTCTGGCCGGGGCTGAAGTTGCCGTCCTTCGTGGCGACGGTGTCAGCGTTGGAGCTGATGCTCTTGCTGTTGTCGCTCACGTAGGCCACGTTCAGGCCGGTCACGGTGGTGCGCTCGCTGTATTTCCGGAAGAGGTAGATTATCTTCTGGCCTCTAATCCCATCGAAATTAGCCATGTTTGGGGTCTCCTTTCTGTTGTTATCTGTAGCTGACGTCAACGACGCCATGCAGCAGCGGAACTGCTGTCGTGTTATCGGGGAGCACCTGCGCCGAGATGCCCGCGAGCATGACGGAGTTGTCTCCCTTTGTGATGTTATAAGCGGCCTGCTTGCAGCGGGCCATGACTGCTGAGAAGGTGCCGCGGCTCCGGACGTCGTTCGAGTAGACGTGGATGGTCTGCTCGACTCTCGCCGAGACCGCTCCCTTCAGCAATCCGTCGATTTCCTGGTTTTCGCCGAGGAAGACGAAGGGGTAGGGGACGTCCGCCGGCGGCAGTGCGCCGTCGTAGACCTCGAAGAGGCCGTCGCCCAGCCTCCGGAGCTCGATGAGGAGCGCCGTGAAGATCTTCTGCTGCTTGTCGTCCATTAGTTCCCTCCCTTCCCGCTGGCGAAGCGCTCAAGGTCTCGCCGGAAGATTTCCGCCTGCTCGTACAGCGCGGGCCGAAGATACGGCTGCGCCGCCGCGAAGCGGGTGCCGTATTCCACGTAGGCCGCATAGTCAGTGTTCGCGCTGACTTCCGCAGCCATGCCGCCGTCCTCGATGTCCAGGCGGATGCTCCGGCGCAGTGTGCCGGTGTCCACCGGCGCCTTCCTCTGCGCTCGCTGCTGCAGTTCTGCGCCGTTCTGCGCGACGATGCGTGCCACGGCGTCGCGGTCGGCCAGCTTCTCCAGCTTGGCGATAACCGCGTCCGCGCCTTTTACCGTCACGCTGACGCCGCCGCTCACTGTTTCTGGGAGCAGATGTAGACCTGCTCCTGTCTGTATGTTCTGATGGCATCCGGGCTGTATTTAAGCTCGCCGATGAGGATGTAGTCCACGTCCTCGGAGAGCTGCCCCCGGATGCGGACGGTCTTGGCGCCCTGCCGGAGCTGCCCGTAGACGAGCTGCAGCGCGTCGGTGCCGGTGTCGGAGACATTGGCCCAGACATCCGTCACGGACTGCGTGCCGGCTCCGTAGTTGCCGGTCGCGGCGTTATACTCGCCCGGGGTCTCCCGGACGAAGGTCACGGGGGTGTCGTACCTCACAGGAACCTCACCCGCCCTCTCGTCACGGTCGGGTCGTCAAGCCCGTCCAGATATGCCTGAATGTCGTCCTCGTAGGGTGCCAGGTCGTCCCCGGCGTCCTCGAAGGTCAGGCTTTCGCCCTCCACGGTGGCGGAGCTCATTCCCTCGTTGGCCAGCCGGTTGAAGCGCCGCACGGACGCCTCCACCACCACCCAGCCGAGCTCCCCGGGAACGGTCGGCGCCTCTTCTGTCGAGGGCGAGCCGAGCCGGATGAGCAGGCGCTGGGCGATGATGTTAATAATTAAGTTTAGCTGGTCATCGAGGTCTTCTGTGGCCGCGATAGTCGGCCCGAGGAGGGTCTTAACGTCATCGATATACGCCACGCGGCCTCACCTCCTTACGGCGTGATGGTGCCCTGGTATACGTGGTCGAGCAGCTCGGGGGCGAACACGGTGCCGGACATGATCAGAGTGTTGATGGACGCTCTGTCAAGGGCGGGGCCGTGGCATACGCCTACCAGACCGGACTCGTCTACGGTCAGGCCGAAGAGCTCGGCGACCTCAGAGTCTACGGGCACGTAGTACCCGGCCAGGTTTTCCTTCGCAGTAGACCATACCTTGCCGGCGGTGATTGCGTTGGTGATAATCAGGGAACCGAGGCCGAGGAAGTCGGCCACGTAGTTCATGCCGAACGCGGTCTGCAGAGAGATCTGAGCGCCGCCCAGATAAGCAGCCACATCGGTCGGATGCACGAAGTGGACGGGGCTGGCGTCGATGTCATCGAAGCCGGCACGAACGGCCGCCCAGTTGTTCGCAAGCTGTGCCTGCAGGGTAGCGCCTGCGGTAGCGGTGGCGGTTCCGGTCTGCACGGCCGCCATGAATGCGGTCTTGATTTCCTTCCTGGCCTCGCTGATCAGCTTGCGGTCGGTCTCGTTGATGGCATTCTCTCTGCCGTCGCGGATGATGGCCTCGGCGGTGGTGAGCCTGCGGTACTTCTTCAGGGAAATGGTCAGGGACTTAATGAGCTTCCTCTGAACCTTTGTCAGGGGGATCTCGTCGCCCTCGCCGACCTGGGCGGGGGTGTTTGTCCTGGTCAGACCGTACATGTTAATGGTGCCGCCTTCGCGGATGGGCTTCATAGCAGCGATGTCGAGCATTTCACGCAGGGCGTCGATGTTCTCGACCAGTCTGCTCGCGTAGTCGATGCTGATAGCGGGATCGACGTCGGTGGTGATGGTAGTGTTGGTGATGATTGCCATCTTACTGATTCTCCTTTCTTGCTCTCCTTACCGGAAGAGCTCAATATGTTCGCGGATCGCCTTCTGGCGCTCCTTGTCGTTCTTGATTGCCAGGATCTCCGACTTTGTGACGGAGCTCACTGTGCCGCCAGTCTTCGGGGTCGTGCCCGCCAGTCTGGCCTTTACGGCAGAGTCTACCGCCGCTGAGAATGTAGCAGCGAAGCTCTCCACGGCCTTCTTGGTCTGCTCGGCGTCGTCGCTGATAAGAGGCGAGATGAGATCGTCGGGGATTCCGGTCAGACCTTTCTCACTGAGCATTGTGGCGGCCTCCTTGGCCATAGCTGCACGGTTTTCTCTGACCTTGTAGGCGTTCAGTTCCTCGGTGAGCTGTTTGATCTGGTACTCCGTTCTCTCCTTCTCATTCATCGCCGCCAGCTTCGCGGCTTCGGCCTGCTTCTCCTCGTTGGCCTTCCTCTCTCGAGCCAGACGTTCCTTGACAATCCTCTCAACGTCGGCCTCGGTGAAGGTCTTCTCTGCGGCCTTCTGCTTGCCCTTGCCGGGCTCGGTTGCCGGTTCGGTCTGCTGCGGTTCCGTCTGGGTGGTCACTTCGGGTTCCGGTGCGGTATTGTTCACTTCTGCCATTGTTTCCTCCTTTTACGCCGGGTGGGCGGTGTATTTTTCCGTAGCTTTTCGGGCCTTCCACGTCTGGGCCGAGCCGTAGCTTTTAAAGTCTTCCACGTCTGGACATAAAAAAGCACCCGGGTGGGTGCTTAGTTCTGTAATTCGCTTAAAGCCGCAAGGAGCAGCCGCTCTCGGTCGCTCAGTGGCCATTTAGTCGCGGCGGCTCGCTCTGCGGCGGCTCGCTCTGCGGCGGCTCGCTCTGCGGCGGCTCGCTCTGCGGCGGCTCGCTCTGCGGCGGCTCGCTCTGCGGCGGCTCGCTCGGTAAGTAATAGCCCGCCG